CTATAACTTTTTAAGATTGTTTGGTCAGGTTGGTTTTGCTCAAGGTGCTGAACTTTATCAAGCTGTTTCTGAAGTTGGATTAAAAACATTTCTTCAAGCAAATCCTGGTTTTAAAGATATACTTAATAAATTAAGAGCAGGTGAAGTTAAATTTAATGATGAAATATTAGAAGAGTTAAGATCACAAGGAGTACCAGTTGGATTAGATAAATTTATGCACTCACCAGTAGGAAGATTAGATAACGAACTTGATATACCTTTAGACTCTACAGGTAGTAGATTAGATGCTACAGAACTATATGCAGCAAAAGCTAAAAGATTTGTAGCTGATATATCTTTTTTAAATCCTATGACTATGTATTCACAGATTATAGCAGGAAGAGGACTTGCATTAAAAATATCTAACAATGTAAATGATTTAATTAAAAAACATAAAACAACAAAAGTGTTTGATAAATTATCAAAAGGAGATCAAATTAGATATAAATATTTTGGTTGGAATGAAAAAGAGTTTAACGAAATCGCAGATCAAATAAGTAAACATTCTGTTTATAAAGATGGTAAATATCAAGGTATAGGATTAGATAATTGGACTCCTACAGCAAGATCACATTATAGCATTGGTATGCAAAGATTTATAGATAGAGTTGTACAAAGAAATGATGTGGGTACAATGAATAGATGGTTCACTTCTGACTATGCTAGGATTATAACACAATTTAGAACATTTACATTAGGTTCATATACAAAACAATTAATGAATAGATTATATGTTCTTGCGGAAACAAGAGGTAAAGATTTTCATACTTATTCTGCATTTATGGCATCTATGATAGGAGCTGTACAATTCTACGCAGTACAACAATACATAAATTCATTTGGTAGAAAAGATCAAAAAAGATTTTTAGAGAAAAGATTATCTACAGAAAATTTAGCAAAGATTGGATTTTTAAGATCATCTTGGTCATCACTTATACCAGGTGCAATAGATACCGCTTTATATCCTTTCATGGATGATCTTCCATTTAGTTATGGTAGAAATACAGAAATAGCATCTCAATTTTTTAGTGGTATACCAACAGTAAATTTAATAAGTTCAACATTTGATACTACTAGAAACTTAACAAAGTTGGCTTTTGACCCAACATATCAGGCATCAAAAAGAGATGTACAACAAGGTCTATCTTTGATAGCACTACAAAATGCTCTGATAATTAAAAATATCAACAATATAATTGTTGATGAATTAGGAGAATAATAATATAGAGAAACTAATATGACAATATCTTCAACTACAGTAAAAAATTCATATTCAGGTAATGGTAGCACAACAGCTTTTGCCTACACATTTAAAATATTTGCGAACACAGATTTACAAGTAATCATTAGATCATCTACAGGAATTGAAACTGTCAAAACTTTGACAACTCATTATACAGTATCTGGCGTAGGAGATGCTTCAGGTGGTAACGTAACATTTACATCTGGCAACACTCCAGCATCTGGTGAAACAGTTGTAATCAGAAGAGCTGTTCCGCAAACACAGGCAATAGATTATATTGCCAATGATCCATTCCCTGCGGAATCACACGAAGAGGGTTTGGATCGTGCAACTATGACTCTTCAACAAGTACAAGAAGAGTTGGATAGAGCAATTAAATTATCAAGAACAAATACTATGACTTCAACAGAGTTTACAAACTCTGCAACTGATAGAGCTGGTAAAGTTTTAGGTTTTGATAGTGCAGGTGAATTAAATGTTACAGCAGAGATTGGTTCTAACAAAGGTGATTGGTCTGCTGGTACAGCGTATGTAGTTAGAGATATTGTTAAAGATACTTCTACAAACAATATCTTTATGATTAACACAGCTCATACATCTTCTGGTTCTGAACCTTTGACTACCAATGCTAACTCAGCTAAATATGATTTATTAGTAGACGCAGCTACTGCAACTACACAAGCATCCAACGCAGCATCATCTGCAACCGCAGCAGCTAGTTCAGCTACTGCCGCAGCGAGTTCTGCTACAACAGCTTCTACACAAGCATCAAACGCATCAACATCAGCAAGTAATGCTGCAACGAGTGCTACTTCTGCTGAAACTGCTAAAACTGCTGCACAAGCAGCTCAAGCCGCTGCCGAAACCGCAGCTGATAATTTTGATGATACTTATTTAGGAGCTAAAAGTTCAGATCCTACAGTAGACAATGATGGAGATGCACTTACAGCAGGAGATTTATATTTTAATACAACCACAAACAGACTTCGTGTTTATACAGGAAGTGCTTGGGTAGAAATTGATGCAGGAATGACGAGCTTTACTTTAGCTGGTTCAAGTGGTTCTGATCAAACTATAACAAATGGTAATACACTAACAATCGCAGCAGGGACAGGGATTACGACTACTGGCGGTTCAACAGATACAGTAACAATAGCTGTAACTGATGATCCAACAGCACTTGCAATCGCACTCGGCTAGTATATAAGGAGAAAATAGGAGAAATAAATGGCAAATACTTTCAAGGCAATCAACTTTGCAGCAGAACCAGCTTCGGCAGGTACACCTTATGTTATGTATACAGCAGCAGGGAGTACAACTACTGTAGTTCTTGGCTTGATACTTGCTAATATACATACAACTTCGGTAACAGCAGAAGTAGAATTAGTTTCTACAACAGCAGATAGAGGTGGTGCTAACAATGTAGCAAATGGTACATCAATGTTAGTTAAAGATGTAACTATTCCAAGTGGATCTTCACTTGAGATTTTATCTGGTTCTAAAGTTATTTTAGAAGCTGGAGACAAAATACAAATTGATTGTTCTGTCGCTGATAAACTTTCAGGCACGTTATCAGTAATGGAAATTACATAGGAGTTTTAATTGGCTTATATTGGAAAAACACCCACACCAGCACCTTTAACAAGTTCTGATATTACAAATGGAGTTGTTACAGGTGAAAAATTAAATGCTGATGTCATATCATCACAAACAGAATTAGCAACTGCACCAGCAGATACAGATGAGTTTTTAATTAGTGATGCTGGAGTTTTAAAAAGATTAGATGCTAGTTTAGTTGGTGGTGGTGGAATTACAGAAGCAGATCAATGGAGATTAACTGCAAATAAAACAGATAGTTCAGATATTACTGCAAATTTAGAAAGAAATGATTCTACAGGATTTGGTTATATTGGAACAGGAATGACAGAGAGTTCAGGTATATTTAGTTTTCCAAGCACAGGAATATACTTAGTTGAAACTACAGGTTCTTTTGAAGCTATTCCTGATGATAGTGTTAATCTTATTATTAATGTCACTACTGATAATGGGTCTTATACTGAAGTGGCTAAAGGATTAACTGCTGGAGATGGAAGTTCAACTGGTTTTGGTTCATCTACAACAAGTTTTTATTTTGATGTAACAAATGTATCTACACATAAAGTTAAATTTTCAACATCAAGTATTTCTTCTGGAACATCATTAATGGGAAATAGCACTATGAATTTCACTTATTTTAATTTTATCAGATTAGGAGATACATAAAATGGATAAAGATTATTTACAAATGGCTTTATCAACTTTTAATGGTGGTAATTGGTATGGTTGGAAAAAAGAAGATGATAATGGAAATGTAATTCGAAATGCAGATAGAATGACTTATGCTAATATTAAAATAATTAAAGATGGTGCAACGATGCCAAGTAAAGAAGAAGTAGATGCAAAAATACAAGAATTGAAAGATGCTGAAACACAAAAAGCAAATGATAAAATATCTGCACAAAACAAATTAAAAGCATTAGGATTAACTGATGCAGAAATAGAAGCATTATAATATGGCATATATAGGAAAAGAACCAATAGTAGGAAACTTTCAAGTTTGTGATGCAATAAGTGTAGTCAATGGACAAGCGGCATACACGATGCAAGTATCATCAACTAATGTAGTTCCTGAAAGTGTAAATCACATGCTGGTATCTTTGAATGGTATCTTACAGAAACCTGGTTCATCATTTACAATATCAGGTTCAACAATTACTTTTGCATCTGCTTTAGCAACAGGAGATGTTATAGATTTTATAATGCTACTAGGTAATGTTTTAGATTTAGGAGTACCAAGTGATGCTACAGTTACAGATGCTAAAGCAAACTTTGTATCAACATCAAGTGCTGCTGGATTACAAATTAAAGGAGATGGCACAACTGATGGAACTTTACAATTAAACTGCTCACAAAATTCTCATGGTGTTAAGATTGCATCTCCAGCACACTCGGCTGGTCAATCTTATAAATTAATTTTACCAACAGGAAATGTAACTGCTGATAAATTTTTAAAAGTAGCTTCTGTATCAGGGTCAGGTACAACAGGCATAGGACAGTTATCTTTTGCTGATGGTGGTGGTAATTTTGTTAAATTAGCTGGTGGAGATAACATAACTGCTGATAGTAATTTATATGGATATTACACTAGTGATTATTATAACTACAGATGGATTTTTAATGGTGTTAGTAGTTCAGGAACATCTACACTTAACATTAGAATTTATAAATCATCAGGAGCAATATCATCATCAAATTATGTTTATGCAGTTGGTTATAACTACAGATCAAGTGGTTCTCATTCTTTTGCAACTGCAACAAGTGGTTGGAACGCAGATAAATTTGTTATATGTGCAGAAAATGTATCTTCAAATGCTGGTTTGGGTGCAACAGTTATTGTTGATGTGTTTGATCCACAATCATCAAATAAAAAAAATATTGGTTGGCAGGTTTTTCACGAAAGACATGATGGAGCAGTATTTTCAAGAGATATAGGTGCAGGAATTTTAGATGATACAGATGCTAGTACAGGAATAAATATCAATTCATATAGTGGTAATTTTGGTGCAGAACATTGGTCATTATATGGAATGAAAGTATAAAGGTTAATTATGACAACAACATATAAAATATATGAAAATGGTGTTTTAAGAGATATGACATCTGAAGAAAAAGTTGCTAAACAAGCAAATGATAATGCTTGGGAAAATGGTGGTGCTTTAGAACAAGCATTAAAAAGTTTAAGATCAGAAAGAAATAGTTTATTAATAGATTCAGATTGGACAGATTTACCAAGTTCACCTTTAACAGATGAAAAAAAATCTGAATGGCAAACTTATAGAACAAATCTAAGAGATATAACAAATGGATTGACAACTGTTGAACAAGTTGAAGCGGTTGAATTTCCAAAAAAACCATAGGAGCATAACATGGCTCTACTCTTTGCTAAAAACAATTCTCTTTCAGCAGTAACAGCACTTCCAGCTTCAGTATCAGGTGGGGTTCTTAATTTAATATCTACTCAAACTGCATCAAGTTCATCTACAATAAGTTTTACTTCAGGAATAGACTCTACTTATAAAGAATATATTTTTAAGTTTTATAATATACACCCAGAAGAATCTGAAAAAGATTTTGGAGTTCAATTTAATGCTGTTGGAGAAAGTGGCTATAATGAAACTATTACTTCTACATTTATAAAAGCTAGACATACAGAAAGCGATAGTGCTGCTGCACTTGCTTATAATACTGCTGCTGACCAAGCTCAAGGAACTGGTTTTCAATATTTATCTGAAGATTCTGGAAATGCTAATGATAATTGTGTTTCTGGTTTCTTACATTTATTTAATCCATCATCAACTACATTTGTTAAACACTTTATGAGCACTATAGCTGAAGTAGGTGGTGGAGATTCACAGCTTAAAAATAACTTTATTGCTGGATATATTAATACAACCAGTGCAATAGATGAAGTCCAATTTAAATTTTCATCAGGAAACATAGATAGTGGTACAATAAAATTATATGGAGTAACCTAATGTCTTTTGGTTTAATAAAACATAATAATAATTCTATATCAGCTATCACTACACCTGGAAGTTTAGCACAAGGTAAAATGACTTTAATAAAAGAACAAACTGCTAGTTCAAGTTCTTCAATATCTTTTGTTCATGGAAGTTCAGATGTAGTCTTGGATAGCACATATCCTATTTATTTGTTTAAATTTATTAATTTAAATCCAGCTACGGATGATAAAAAATTTCAATTTAATTTAAGTGCAGATACTGGATCTAATTACAATGTATCTAAAACCTCAACTTATTTTAGTGCCTATCATAATGAAAGTGGAAGTGCAACATCATTAGGATATAGAACAGGAAACGATTTAGCAAATGGAACAGGAGTTCAAGTTTTTACTGAAAGTGCTGGTAATGGGTCAGATGAAAGTGCAGTTGGAGAACTTATTTTATTTAATCCCTCATCAACTACATTTGTAAAACATTTTATAGCAAGAACATGCACATATTATGTATCAGATTATGTTATGAATGTATATACTGCTGGTTATGCAAATACTACATCCGCTATTGATGCAATTCAATTTAGTGTAGAAAGCGGTGGAAATTTTGATGGTACAATCAAACTCTATGGAATAAA